TTGAAATTCTAATGGATATAAAGCAAATGAATATACATTTATTCCTTCTATTGGTGATGAATTATAATGTTGATATGGTTGGACATAATTGAAATATTTACCATCTCTCTTCTCAAATCTAGTTTGCCCATTAAATTTTAATACAGCAGTTACTATAGGATTTGTCCCAAGTGTTGTATCATCTGTATAATCTGTCATCAATGTATCTGTGTAATTATGATATTGTTTATGAGTAGTTCCTGTTTGTTCTATAAAACTTCTTTTTTGTAATACCCATATTATATCTTTACATGGATTTGAAAACATTAATCTAGAACTTGCATTTATATCATTAACTATTAATCCTCCATTATACTGTACTTGTTCTATTAAATATTCATGGACTGATTCAGCAAATAATTTTCTTTCAGATTCATCTAGATAAATATAACTTGATATTATTTTCGCTTTAAGTTTAGGAGTTTTAACATAAGAAATGTATGTGTCTTTTGCGCAAATATCATCTAGATTTTTAAATTTAACTAAAATTTCTATAGTACAATGTTGCATAGCTATTATTGGCATTGCTAATCCATGTTTTCTACAAAACCAGAAATATAATGGAACGTATAATGTTTTACCATATTTTTGTTCATTATTTAATGTATATAAATCTTCAGTATCTCCAATCATAATATTATATCCTGCTATTTTACCTTTTTCTTTTGATAATTCATAAAATATATTCAAAAAATCTCCTGTTTGACGATCAATAACTTGCCCATTTATTTTAAATTCTATGTAATCTATCATAAAAACTCCAAGTTTTCGAATCCAACCAAAATTAGCATAATCGCTTGATCTATTCTGAACTGCTGTTATTTGACTAGATACAGCATCATAATCACTATAATTTTCATCTAATGTATCAAGCTCATTCGAAATATTTGTAGAAATTCTACTGATCTCTGTTGTTAAATTATTTATTTTATTATTTATATCAATTATCGATGTGTTATCTATTGATGCAGATTGATATTCAGTTGTTGTATCATAAGTACTATCTATTTTAACAGTTCCATATTGTTGGTAACGTATATTATCTATAATTGTATCTAAATATTTTATATATGTTAGATCACTATCATCTATATTTTGATTATACATAAAAGATGAATCATACGAATCTAGTAAACTTAATAATGAATTATCCTCATTTTTGATTAATGTTAATAAATTCATTGGATTAACGTGCTGTGATAATAATAAATCACGTAATTCAATATAATAAAATTTTGATGGAGAATCTTGATAGCTACTATCTTCATCTTCTCCCTGTTTCAAAAAGTTTCCATATGTTAATAAATATGTGCGATATGTTGAAAAATTATCAATTAATGATTTATAATTTGCATCAAATATACGAAATCTGGTTAATATTTCAGTATCACTATCATATGTAAATCCATATGGAAGATCTGTTGTTCTGATAACAATTTCTTCTGTAGAATCAAAATATGATAACGTTGAAGGTAATGTTTCATTCAAAGTAATATAATTTTTTTCTATTTCTGTTATGATACAATATTTATATAAATAGTAATTTCTTTTATCAGCATCGACAGTTGCGTTATTATAATTACTGAATCTATCAGCAAATAGATTTTCAACTGCGGTTATTAAATTAGTTCCATACACTTCTAAATTACTCGCATTTAAAACAGTATCAAATATAACCTGCTTAATAGTATCTCCACTACCACCATTCCATATTTCATTTATTTCTTCTCTTATTATTTTTTCATCATCAGTTTCAACATCAATTATATCTATCGCTATTGATAATAATGCTTCTTCTGTTGAAGTAACGACACAATTTTTATACCATAAAAATGTTTGTGTATAATCAAAGAAATCATGATCATCTGATGATATTTTAGTAATTACGTTATCTGATAAATAATCGTTAATATCGGAAATAATAGTTAACCCACAATTTTCAACCATATATTCATATGTATTAAATACATTCGTTTGTATCACAAATTTTCCAAAATCTATTTCGAATCCAATTTGAATTAAATCTAATAAGAAAATATCATTTTCAAATAATTGATATGTATCTTTTAGTAATGCCAATTGGGAATCAACTGTTAATGCGTTTTTTGTTGTCGTAAATACAGAATTTGTAGCGTTTGTATATAAATTGGTATCAGTATGAGAATATGCGCTTTTAAATACTCCATTTGTTGTAATTATATTATATATAGCTGTTTGTATTTCAGATCCAGTAGTAGAATAATATAATGCTTCGTTTATTGGGACATATTTAATTTTTAGTAAATTTTTATTATTATTATAATATTCTAATGACCCTCCAGACTTTGTAATATTGTTCACAATTCTATATAAATAATTATTAATATCATCAAATGAATCAAGACTCATTGGTGTACTATATATAACACTTTCTTGATTAGTTGTTTTTAATGAATCTAAATCAAAATTGTTTACATTATAAACCTCATCTGAAAATATAAGATTTTCATTTTCCTTTATTAACTCATAATGCTCAACAGTTGTTCTTCCAACATTTTCTTCAACATCAAATAAATCATCAAATAATGAATAATAATTATCAAGATAATCGGTAAACATATCAACTATTGGATAATAACTATATGTAGATGTCGTTATACCAGTCCCTGTAATATATGTTTTTATTAATGATATTAATGTTGTTTCAGTATAACTTTCTGGTATTGTTACTGAAAAATCTGTTAAAATTGAAACAAATTCAGTTAAATAATTATCATCTAATTTCATAGATATAATTAAATCATTTAATATAGCTGTTTTATCAACTATCATATCATAATTTAATGATACAAATAAATTAACTTTTGTTTTCGTAGATGTTCCATTTTCAACAGAATAACTATCATATGTTGTTAATGATCGTTTGATTATATTAAACAACTTCATAGTTCCTTCTTTTACATAACTTTTAAATGTATCAGATACTGTTGAACACCCACTTAATAAATCATAAACTTTTATGACATAATCAACTAATAAATAACTCAAATTAAATGCTTTGTCATAATCAGTTGATTCATCAAATAAATCTATTAAATCATTATCTGCTTGATATGTTGTTAATTTTGTAGAAATATCATCTACAAATGTATCTGATACTGAAATTATTTTAAATGTTCCTAATGATACACTACTAATGTAATTTCCAACTGTTGCTACAGCCATATATGTTCCTGTTAAATATGTACAAATTATTGTTGAATTTGCTTCTGAATCTGATTGTATAATAGTAATCGTTCCTAATAAATCTGTCATTTCTCCTAATGTATTATGATCATATACATTAAATACACCAGTTGTACTTTGAAAATTTCCATCAACAACTACTGTATATTCTAATGTAGCATTTTGGTAATATCCTATTGTTTTAGCTATGTTATTAATCATGCTATATGTTGTGATACTTATGGTGGTGCTCATCACTGATGATAATTTAGTTTGCGCTGTTGCTTTGTATGTAGCTAGTTTTGTATCTAAATAATCAACATATGGAGTTAACCCAGTAGTTGTTGTATTAGAATATACTGTGCTAGAACTATCAACACTTACACGATAAAAATAATTAATAAATGTTGCCCATTTTGTTAAATTTGTTCCTATCTCATTCGAATAACCTGTTACATTTGTTAGCTCAGAATCATCAGTTTTATCTAATAAATATGCTCTATAACATATATGATCATTCTTAAATAATGAATTAAATATATTTCGAAGGATATATAAATTAGTAGTTATTCCTTTTTCAATACTAGTATTTACTAATGATCTATATTCACTAGTTGATAAATATCTAATAGTTGAATCACTTTCATGGACAAATTTATATGTACAATATGAGTCATATTCAATGTTTGTTAGAGTTCCAATTTGTATCATTGTATCTTCATATGTTTTCACAAAATAAGCTCCTTTAATTATAGCAGTTATATCATTCTCTGGTGGATCTGTTACAGTTATATATGAATAATCATCTGCTCTAGTAATACTTGATTTTATAAAATAACCAATAGGTGTTTCTAAACTGAAACTAGTTGTAGTATATATATAAAATACATATATAGAATCAAGATCCCAATCTGTTTCGACATCTGTAGAAACTTTAATAGTATATGATGAAATTGATAATATTTCAGAAACATGAGAAGTATTTCCATCAGTAATATAGTATTTTGGTAAAGTACATGTTAATATAGTTTTACCAGCAGAGAAATCAGCAACTGATACAACTCTTAGATAAGCAATTGGAGTTTTACTAGTTTCAGTTTCACCATCTGAGTATATATATAATAATTGATCAATATCTAAATACCCCCAATTATCACTACTTTGAATATCTAATCCAACACTTACTGTATATGTTCCATCCGAAATACTTAGATCTGTAATTGCTGAAAAATGTCCACTAGCAGTATTTCCATCTGATAAATAAACAGTATCATCATATGTCCATTCACTTAAATCAAAAGTAGAATTAGTAATAATATCATTAATTGTTTCTAGTAAAGTAGAATCATTTTCTAATAAATTACAAGAAATATATGAAACTATTCCATTCGTTGTAGTCTCTGATATATATTTTTTAATCTGTAAAAATGCGCTTATACTTGTCGATTTAGTACTAGTACTGTAAATACATATTATATCAAAATCATCTAATCCACTATCATATTGTGAACTAACATCTCCAGAATTTGTTATTTTAATTCTATCAGTTCCATAATCGGTTATAGAATAAGTTTTTAATGTTGTTTTTATTGGTTTACTAATTTCGATTATATTATAAATTTTATATTCAGTTTGTAATATTATTTGATCAAATAAATATTCATAAAGTTCTTGAATATATTTATTACATGAATAAATTGAAAAATCAGTTGTATTTGATGTTAAATATTTTAAATAAAATAATAACCTATAATAATAATCACCATCAATAATTATTTCATTAACACATGAATAAAAATCATCAATATCTGTAAAATCATTTATCGTTTTTTTATAAAACGTTAAAGTATATACATTAGTTAATGAACTAGGTTCTATTATTAATCCATTTATAGCATTGTTAAAACTATTATTATTGAATAAATATGTTGTTTCATTACTATTATTAATATAATAAGTTGTCGCGGTTGTAGCAGTTGTTACTCTGCTACAAATTTTAGATGTATCGCAAACAATCATATAATTTGAACTAGTTTTACTTTTCCCAGTTTTCACTAAATATAGTTTATAACCAGTATCAATTGTAAAATTATAATTACATACCATTGATAAAAATACTAATTTATCTATATTTTCATGATAATCATCTACATTTACAACACTAGCATTATTATCTTCTAATATTTTACTTATCTCATCAGATATAGAATATTTATATCTTGCTCTTATATCAGGAATTGTTATTTTTAGCATCATATTATTAATCAAATCGCCATTAAATGGAACAATACACCGGGATAATGAACCAAAATCTACACTTTTAAAAGGAATATCTATATCGTTACTGGAAAAATTATTATAACGTCTATATACAATTTTAAAAAATGTAACTTCAGGCAATCCAGATAATATTAGGTCTTGGGATCCATACGCTACTATTTGTAATAATCCTCCTGTCATGTTTAACCTACTTTAATTAAACATTTTATTTTAGTATAATTTACGATAATTATTATATTTACCATATTATAAAAACAATATGGAGTTAATTGATACAATATGTGAACTATATGAAGATGATGATATTAGAAAGATCATAAATGATCTACTTTTGATTTCTACGAAGATTGATGATATTGATAATTTATTTAGTAGTGAATTTAATACAAGGTTAACTGAGATAAATAAGCAGTCAATAACAGGAATGATATCATATTTCTTATGTAATTTATTACGTAATAACAATTATGATGAAATAGAAATAAGTGAAAAATTACGGAACAACATATCAATGGTAAATAATACTCTTCATAATTTGTTGATGAAATATAATGTAAATGTTATGGAGTTAAAAAAAATGAGTGAAAATATAAATATAATAATTAAAGTTTTTGCTGGATTATTTTCTACAAAATATGATGTTTTTGAATGTGTTAATGATAATGGTTATCTTGTAGAAAATGATATAAATATGTTAAACACAATTAGTAGATTTATTGAGGAAACATTATTACCACTTGCTTATTCAATATATGATTGTAATTTCTCAAAGAGTAATGATTTTATAGATAAATTAATGGTTAGAGATAATTCAAAAAATGAAAATCATTTCACACAAGAAATGATTAATAGATTATCTAAAAGTGTTGAAATATTTTCTCTTGATTTTTTCAAACATTTTGATATCAAAACAATTCCATTAAATAAATTCTTAAATTATTCATTTGAGAAAAAAATAAGATATTTTATCGATACTAGTGTTAGTGTTAAAAATATATTTTATTCTACATCAAAATATATTGATATTTATATTAATATAATATTAGGATTAATAATATACTTAACTAGTAAAGATGAATGTATATCTATATATCCAGAGTTATCGAAAAATATCGAAATTATTAACAACAAAATAGAAAAAGACAAAAACAACTATATTACCCAACCAAAATATGAAAACGAGACAAATACTAATAAAAAAATAGAATTAGTAGATATAGAATCTGATGAAATATTTAATGATGATATACTACCTGATTTTACAACAATGGCTATTTGCTTAACTGAAACTCAAGATATGTATATGGATGATAATATGGATGATAATAATTTTAATAATAGTGATACATTTATTGATTAATTCATATCATGTTATAAAAATAATATGAAATTAATTAAAACGCAAAAGCAAGACCTCCCATTCCCCTCATTACACGTAATACATTATAATTTATACTATAAACTTTTATTGTAAAAGTGTCACTATTTGTTGTAACAACATCTGTTACATAATCATCCAAAAATGTTAACTGTAAAATAACATATGATATTTTAGACATATTACAAGAGCCAGATGGTTGATGTTCTTCTGGATATATTGCGAATGAATATACGTTTATACCAGCAGAAGGTGTATTTGAATGATGTTGATATGGTTGAACATAATTATAATATTTTCCATCTTGCGTATCTATTCTTTTATAACCATTCATCTCGATAGACGCAGATAATATTGGATTTTTATATGATGTTACACTACTACTAGTATCTGTATAATAATATCTATATGGATAATTATTAGTAGTAATATCTTTATTTGCTATTACCGTCCATATTAATTCTTTACATGGATGAGAAAATTCGATAGATACAGAAGTTTCAGCAAAAATATTATCAGTAAATTCTTCATATTGTAATTGTTCGATAAGATATTCATGAGTTGATTCAGCAAATTTTTTTCTTTCATCAGTATCTAAATAAACATAATCAACATATAAAGAAGCATTTGTTATATATATGTAATCCTCTAAATCATTATTAGAATTATCATAACTATATAAACAACATCTCTCTAATTCATTAAATGTAACTTTAATTACAGCATCATTATATCTTAAAGCAACCAATGGTAACGATAATCCATTATGCCTACAAAACCAAAATTGTAATGGAACATATAAAGAATAAGCAGATTTTGTTGTCTTATCATATGTTGTAAGAGATGAAATATCACCAATCATTTTATTATTTATGTCGTCTAATTCAGCATTTCTAGCTAATTCGTTCCAGATATTTAACCATTCTCCATATTGTTTATCTATCTGATAACCACCAATTTCTACTACCGTGTTATTGATAATATAATAACCCAGTTTGTGAATCCATGAAAAATAAATATGTTCATCATATTCATTATTATAATTTTCTAAAGCAGTTAAATATGCTGTATAATATGTTCCATGTATAGAAATTATTGAGTTTTTAACCTGCTCATTTGTTTCTTCTATCTCTGTTTTTTTTTCAGCATCAGTATATTCAGTTGAATCATATATTGCTTGTATTTTTACTCTTATATCTGTTGCTGTTTTATAAGAATTTTTAGTTATATTTGTTCGCGAAGTTGTATAAGTTTCATAATCAATACCTTCGAAATATGATTCAACAGCATCGTATATATCTTCTGCTGTAGTATCTTCTGGTTGTAGCTCTTCATAAATTACTCTATATGCACCTAAAATATATCCAGAATATGTTTCAAAATTAGTATAATTAGTATAAGCAGTATTCTTAGCAGTTAGATAAGTATTAAGTTGTTCATCACTAGTTCTAGATACAGAAATATCTACTTTTGGAATATCTACTTTTAAATAAACTTTATGAACAAGATCACCTACTTTTGGCAATGTACAAGATATTTCTTCACCAAAATCAACATTACCAGTGAATTCTTCTTCCATAGTTTCAATAGCAAAGTTGGTATATCTTCTATATACAATTTTGAAATATGTAATCTGAGGGTTTCCAGTTAGGAATATATCTTGTGTTCCATAAGCAACTATTTGTAATAATCCTCCAGTCATTCTTAGTATATTTATAGAATAATATTTATTTATTAAATACGCAATAAAATATTTATCTACTTTAATAATATATAAATTAATAAAAATGGATAGCGATTTAACATTTATCGAAACTGATATCAAAGAAGTTATTAAACGTGCAGTTAAAGTAATTCTAGAGGGTTTAGCTGTTGCTGTTGCTGCTAAATATATTCCAAATCAACCAATGAATATAAAAGAAATCATAATGATTGGTTTTACAGCTGCTATGGTTTTTGCTATTCTTGACATGTATGCTCCATCTGTCGGAGAAGCAGCAAGACAAGGAGTTGGCTTTACTATTGGATCTAATACTATTGGTGGTTTTAACAAATAAAAAATATATAGATATAATATAATGGATCAAATCTCAATTTCAAACAAATATAACATAATTATGTTATATTAACACTGGTTGCTGTTTACTTCTCATTTAAAAAGAACGATGGTTTCAATTTCCTCAGTTTTATGGCAGCTTCAAATTATCCACTATATTATTTAATTTATATTTTAGCTACAGGATCAATCAAGAAATCCATCAACTAATTTATAAGTTGTTGTTATCATATTATTGTTTTTTATAAATGAATAATATAGTAATTAATCAGAAATATATGTTCGAGCAATCATTTTTCCATAATCGATTAATATTACCATTCTAAATGTATATAATTTTTCAATATCCAATAATGATATAATTTCATCAGACCATTTTTCAATTAATTTGTCAGTTATTATATCAACACCAAGTATTCTATTTGGAATAACATTGAAAATATGGTAAAATATATAGGCAGATTGATCAGTATAATAATACAAATCAAAAGCATTTCCAATTGATCGTATATTAATTGCATTACCAATTGATCTAATATTAAATTCCATTATGAATTCATTTCTATCACTAATATATGGTTTTTCATCGTTTATAATAGTTTCAATTAAACCATTAGTTTTATTATATTTACACCATTCACAAAAAAATTTAACTACTTTAGGAATAATTAAATTTATTTGTTTGATGACAAATTCTCTATTTCTATTAGTTTTATCATCTTCATTTTTATGTTTGATTATTAATGAATTTATATATCTGTGTTGAGATATACCAAACATATAAAGATTCCTATTCAATCTAAGATCCATTTTATTGTAAATATGATTATTCTTTAATATATTTAATAATTATATCTTCAATTTTTCTAATAAAATAATATTTAATCCAATAATGATACAATTTCATCAGTCCATTTATCAATAATATCGTCTGATATATTACATTTAACTAGCTCTGTTCTAAATGAACTAGTTATTATTTCTCTACATATTGGACATTTAATGTTTTTACCACAAAAATCAATATTATAATCAATTGAATCCACTGCATTAAAATTCGTTTTTCCAAATGTGTAGTTACACTCATGTAATTCTATATCATTTGCACACGCAAATTCAACAAAACATGGTTTTCCACACATTACATGTCCACATGGTCTAAATAATATTATTTCTGAACAACCGCAAGAACACGTTATTCCTGTTATACGCTTATCCAAACAAATTGGACATCCAGTATTCCAATCACGTGTTTTACCAAGTAAAGTAATAAACTCAAAATCTGATATAGTTTGATCATTAGTATGTAATGATTTAATATATGTATCAAACATAGATGGTATTAAATTTACAATATGATATAATATTGTAGCCATTTTACCATTTAATGGTTTGACTCTTGCTAATGTTGGTAAAGCATCTTTCATCCAATTATTAATATATGGAATATTTACTGGATCATTGTATTCATTTAATGGTTTTGTATTTTCATCAATATGACTAACGAACCATGATAAATAAGATTTTATCTCAAACGTAATAGCACCTTTTAATGAATAACATGCATTTCCAGTTGCAATCATCATTCTTGCAACACCAGTTTTGTATTTATCTAGTTCTTTCAATTTATTTAAAAATGTTTTACTAGTCATATTGTTTTACTAGTCATATTGTTTTAACTTAATAAATGATATAATGCTATATTAATATTTATTATTTCAATTCTTTAATAAAACTGAAAGAATAATTTAGATAGAAGGGATAAATTCCCAATGTAAATAATTACATATTTTTTTCCATACGATATCATGTTCTTTTATTTTAGCATCACTTTTATGTAATGGAAAACATTTTAATATATCATCTAATTCTAATAACTCACAGAATTTATATAATACATACGAATAACCTAGAAAATTAGTCCTTGTTTCTGGACAAAATAAATCAAATGGTATTTGTATCATTTCAAACATCATACATAATATCTCATCCTGTTCACGTGTTATCCGTGGAGGAGGTATGTTATTTAATTTATTTATTATATGAGGAATATGTTCGTAATACTTTCGAAGATCTAATTTTTTTAACATTTTTTTGACACTTTTTGTTGTTAACTTACTTAATTTTGTTATGCGTAGTTTTTTGATTTCCACCAATATCTGTTCATATACATCATTGGGGATATCTGTTGATTCTTTCCCTTGGAACTGATTAAGCCATTCTCTGACCTTATAATTGATTGAACCTTGTTAACAAATAGTTAATATAATGATACAATAAAATAATAAATAAGACTACTTACTAGTTAATTTGAACTGTTTATATTTTTCTTCACATTGTTTTAAATATAGTATTGCGCTTTGTTTGCTTTCTTCTAATGTTCTATTTTTTGATACAAATGTTTTTTCATGTTGAAATCCTTCTATTTTTCCTTTTAATGGTAAAAATGCTATTTTATATCCTTCTGCACCAGATGATGATTTTTTATAACTAATATATTTTGGTAATCCCATGCTTTGTTCATTTTTACGAAATACTTCAACATGTCCACCTTTTTCACAAATATTTTCACCATTTCTAAATTTAATCGCCAATTCCTTTTTTTGATCCATTGTTAATGTGCACGACACAAAAACTTTGTTTGTTTTATCAATTCTGGTTGCTTTATATCCAATAAGAGTTCCATCTTTATCATTATAACGAATAACTCCTTTTGGCAAATCATCATCTTCTTGAACATTTCTCTTAATTTTATTAGGACGTTCTTTTCCTTTTTGTTTCAAACTTGATAAAATAGAACTATTTTTATTATGAATATTACGTAATCCCAAATTATAACCATTTGGATATAAAGCATTTTGCTCAATGATTTCTTTTTCTTCATATGCATCAGCAATACTTTCATTAATAATATGTAAAATTTCTATTTTAAAATTATCTTTTCCAATATTTTTAATTGCATTATCTAATATTGTATTATCAGTTAGTCTGTTGATAGAATTATATATATGATCTTTCCATCTTTTTTCACCTCCCATTTTTTTTCCAGTTTTCGTATTAGAATAAGATTGTCCAACATAACATTTATTTTCTGGACCAGTTATTTTATATATTTCAACAGTTCTTTCTTTTAATGGTATTTCGCCACGCTTAAAAGATTGTATTTCTTCAAGTGCTTGATCTAAACTATATTTAATTTCATCATCTGTATATCCATTTATATATTCATATTCATCGTATTTTTTCCGATAATCTACTTTTTCTTCATTACTATCATTATTTGATGCACCTCCAATTTGTGCATTTTGTGTTAATATTTGATTAGTTTCTTCAATAATACTCGTTTGTTCTACATCAACGTCTTTTTGTTGTAAATTTCTTAGATAATCTTTAGCTTGTTGTAATCGTTCTTCCATAGAATATTTGCTATCTAGAAATCTTTTTTGTTTTTTATTATATCTAACCATATATCCATAACAGGAAGGGCATCTAGAATCTTGGTAAAATGTGATACCCATAACTCCTGTATTATTATATTTTGTCTTAAGTTTTTCGCTATCTATTGTTTCTGTATCTTTGTTCATTTGTGTTTTTCTGTATGTTTTGTATTATTGATTAGTTATTATGTTTTATATGTTTATTTTTTTTCAACTTTTACCCATAATTTTCACTATGGGAGTGGACTATACCTTAAGCCATCATTGATTTCTAGTAAATCTCAAACCCACTACCATCTAGTCTCTGAGCCTTCTCCATATTTATTCTAGAATAAAACGTAGGAGCTTGGTTGCTGATTGTCCAATCTTTAAAGTTTTTACCATACATGAAGTCATTACCTCATCCATATATACTTTTCAGAAATATATTTGGTATTTAAAGCTCTAAGGAGTTTCCAGCAGTTTGGAAGTGTTGCCTTTTTAGGAAGACTAGCAAAATACCCAATATTCTTATATCAATAGGAAAGAATCAAATTCATTGATACAAAAATAGTAGAGGGGGCACAATTTTCCTTTCCATATACTCTACATTTGGAAAGTAGTTTGCTGTTACCATCTCCGAGAATGAAATGGTTTTTACGTTGGTAAGCATACGTTTGATTATCAGGTAGTGGGTCTTTATAATTTGGTTGGTCGCTATCCATTGTGACTAATTCTGTTTCACCACAATCAATACATACATAAATTCCTTCTGTAAGATTTAATGTTTTTTCTGTTCCACATTTTTTACAAATTCTTATGGGAGATCTTTTGTTTTTTTTGTAATTATCACCAACTAATGAATTATATTGGTCTAATAAATTAGCCCTACTTAGTTGTTTATATTTTTGGAATATCGATGGATTTTCCTCAAATTTCTTATCAATATCCATATGAGTATCCATGTAATTATAATAATCTACTAAAATATCAATTGTTTCTAAAATATACTCTTGTTCGTCAGTATTATTTTCTATTTTACTTATTTCATTTGTTAGTTGTTCTATTTGACTCTTATATAAAGCCCTATTTCTAACATCGTCAGTAGTATATAAAGAAGGATCCGTGTTTTCTAATAGTTGAAGTTTCCTCTTTGTTTTTACAAGAACATCTTTTATTTTAGGAAGGTCATCGTCTTTTTGTTCAAAATAAAGCATTTTTTCTTGGTGTTTAATATCCAGTGTTTTAAAAGATTGATCATTTTTTTTTATAACTTTTTGTGGTCTTCTTTTAAAAGATGACATCTAAAATCATAACAATATATATAATAGGATATGGAATAACAATCTTTAAGTAATTTAGAAAACGTGATACATAAAATAAATTTTCAATTAAATTAAAAATATTTAGAAAATGATAATATGTTGGAAAAAATATTAATATTTCTAATTATATAATATATGCTACTATGGATGAAAATCCAGAGATAATCATTATTAAAGTAGTAGTTATACTAAACGCTTTACAATATGGATGGACTATTAGGGAAATTACTCCACATCAATTCGAACTATCTAAAAAACGGGAATCAATTCCAGATTTTGCAGATACTGATTTTGAAGGATTTATGGATACTTTAATATTTACAGGTGGTAATAATATCTATAATATGATACAACAATAATTATTATAATATCAGTGTATTAAAGTAAAAACACTTAGGCTTTTACAATTTTTTTCTAATATATATAGAAAAATATTATAGGAATTATAAATAATGGTAAAAATATATAGAAAAATTACTATTTAATACTGATATTTTTTTAGTTTTCCCTAAAAAAATATCTAAATATATTATATATAGAAAAACCACAATGGGTGGAGGATTAATGCAATTAGTTGCCTACGGGGCTCAAGATGTCTATCTTACAGGAGACCCTCAAATTACTTTCTTTAAAGTTGTCTATCGCAGACATACTAACTTTGCCATTGAAGCAATTGGTCAAAAATTCAACGGTTCTCCCGATTTCGGAAGAAAAGTTTCATGCCCAATTCAAAGAAATGGAGATCTTATTACCAAAATGGCTCTTAAAGTTGAACTTGGAGCTTTGACTTCTGGTTCTGGATCAAGTTCCAAGATTGCTTATACACCAATGCTTGGACATGCTTTGATTGACAATGTTGAACTCGATATCGGTGGTTCAAAGATTGACAAACAATACGGAGACTGGATGAATATCTGGTACGAACTTGCTCGTAATTCAAGTCATGATGATGGTTATGATGAGATGATCGGAAATACTTCTGCACTTACTACTCTTGAAACTTCTCAACCAGCAGTTTCTATTTATATCCCACTTCAATTCTTCTGTTGCAGAAATGATGGACTTGCTCTTCCATTGATTGCTCTTCAATACCATGATGTTCGTGTTAACTTTGAATTCAGAACTGCTGCACAATGTATCGTATACAGCGGAACAGCCCCAACCTCAAGTGGTGGAGCTACTTTCGTTGATACTGAATTGATTGTAGATTATATTTACCTTGATTCTGAGGAACGTAAGAGATTTGCTCAAGCTTCCCACGAATATCTTATTGAACAACTACAAGTTGATCAGGATGAAGCCGTTTCAACAGCTACTGAGAAATACAGACTTAACTTCAATCATCCATGCAAGGCTCTCTTCTGGGCAATGAGATTAGATAGATATACCACAGGTAAATCATTCTTCGCTTATAACCCTAATGATTGGGACAAAACAAGAGATGTTGCTACTAAGAGATTCGTTCTCGCTGTTGCTGATCGTACTGATGATGATCTTACAGTTCCAGCATCTGGAGAAGCAACTCTTTCCCTTGATGCTACATACACATCAACTCTTATTGCTAGTATGTGGGCTGCAATTCAACCAGTTCGTCTAATTGATGATGAAGATAAGAATGTTGGAGCAACTGGAACAATTATGTCAATGGACAATATTCTTTACACTACTGCTCTTCCATGGAAATATGCTTCAGTTCCACTTTCAACCATTTTCGCAGATGTTGACGCTCAAACATCAAGTGTTGTTGATGATAAGGATGTTGTTGTATATATCTGGAACAATTATGCTCTCCATTTGAATTATGAGAATAACCCAACCTCAACAGGTATTCTTTACCTTAATGGACATGATCGTTTTGAAATCAGAGAAGGAAAATACTTTAACTACGTTCAACCATATCAACACTTTAGCAACACTCCAAAGGCTGGAGTTAATGTTTACTCATTTGCTCTTCATCCAGAAGACCACCAGCCATCTGGAACCTGCAATATGTCAAGAATCGACAACGCAACTCTACAACTAGCTTATGGAATTCCAGCTGGAGAAGTTACTGATGACTCATGGTCGTTCAGAAGCAACTACGTCAGCAATGATACTAAGACCAGCATTTATACAATAAATTACAATGTCTTACGTATTATGAGTGGAATGGGTGGAATGGCCTACTCAAATTGACGGACATAAATTGGACAATACTAAATTACATCTTAATATTTTTTATTTATATTATATACATATCTAAATAGTATATAATATAATTACATTTGGACTTTTAATAAAGACATATGTAAATACTTCTTAAAATAAATTAATATAATAATGGATTAATTATAAAGACATTAACTTATAATAATTATCCTCTTTTCTTTCTTTTTCTTTCTTTATCTCTTTTTCTACGTTCATCATCAGTCATTTTTATTCTAGGGGTATACTTTCCTTTATCAATTAATCCTTGTTTTCGAACATCTCTGTCTATTTGCTTTCGTATCCTATCTTTTTCTTTTCGTGTTTCCTCAGTTGTAATAGTTGTTTTTTTATTTGATTCATTCTCATCCAAAAAATCTAAATTTTCATCTATATCAGTTTCTTCTACAATATCTACATTACTTGTTTTGTTTTGATTATTGGAAGAAAGTTGTTGTTCGGCAATTATAGTTTTATTTAATTTCTCTTTTGTTTCTCTTTCTTTCCTTTTCCTTAATTTGTCTTTTTCCTTTCGTTCTTCAACCGTCATTATCTTCCTAATAGTTGGATTATTAACATATTCTAGTATACATGATGCATCTATTTTTTCTTGTTGATTTTCAGCAACCAATGATTGCTGTTTTTTCATAAATCTTTCTTTCCTTTTCCTAATTTTATCTTTTTCTTTTTTATCATCATTATTTTCATCTCTTTGTTTTAATTCCTCTATTATTTTCATTTCTTTAAGTTTTAATTTTCTTTTATCTTCGTCTACTACAGTAAATGCTAATTGTTTTTCTTCTTCTGTTTTATTTCTTCTAGCATCTCCTAACGCAACACATCGTTGCTCTATTGATTCATCTGAATATCTTTCTTTAAGTTTTTTATCTCTATTTTCTTGTTTTTGCAATGTTCTTTTTCCTTTGTCTTCTGTTGTTAATTTATTTTTATTACATACGATTATTTTTTGTTCATCACTATCTATCATATTATCGTCTAATTTATTTATTTCGTCGATAAAAGTATTAGTTATCGTAAAACATTTTTCTAAAACTACATCTAATCTATAATTTTTCTTTAAAATATTACAGTTTTTACAACATGTTTTAATATTTCCTTTTTCATAACCAATATTACTATCAATCCTATCTATTCCATTTCGATGTTCAACTGTATTTATTTTTCCACATAAGTAACATATTCCATTAACACATTCTGTAAATTCATTTTCTGTTATTTTGAAATCTATATTCCTTTTTGATGCACTTTTGCCATAATCTTTATATTTTATTAAACTTTTAGTATCCTCAAACGCATTAGGGAATAATTTTCCATCTATTAATCCATTATATGTTGCAATATGACTACATTTTTTAATAAATGTTTCGAAATCCATTGTGTTTTTCATATAATTACATATTTGACAACAACTAACGCAATTATCAACTGTATATCCAATGGAATTATCCATCCTATCTATTCCATTCAAATGTTTAAAAGTTCCTTTTTCTCCACAATAATAACATGGATTAATTATAAAATCTATAACTTCATCATCTGTTAATTCATATGTTAAATTTCTTATTTCTGCTGATAATTTATAATCTTTAATCTTCGATGCTAATTTATTTCTATCTCTAATTTCTTTAATGATTTCTGGATGTTCCTCTCTGTATTTTTTCATATGTTCTGCTTGATTTTTCCTATATTGTTCTATCCCTATTTCATCCATTTTATTCTTCCTATACTTGATCCATGTTTTTGCGCATTGATCATTATGTTCTTCTCTAAATTTTTTTCTGTTTTCGATAACAACTGGATCATCTTTTGTTTTAGCATATATTGCTTTCCAATCCCTAGTTCTTTCTCGTTTACTATCTATAACTCTTTGTTTTTCTCTACAATCTTCACAAATATCTGATTGTTTTCCTTGCTTTGTGATAAACATATTCACATCTTTTGACTGACCACACTGACTACATATTTTATGTAATGTTCCGCCTATCATAACATTTTCTTTTTGTTTAATTTCTTCCTTAAATTGATCTCTTTTCTTTTTATCTGCTATTCTATCTTTCTTTCTACATTCTTCGCATGTATTAAATTTATCATTCAATTGAATCCAATTATGACATCCATGACTTGAACATTGTTTAACGCTATTTGCATTTAATTTTTCTATTTCTTTGTATTTCAATAAATGTTTCTCACAATAATCTTCTCCATCTACACATTTATAATTACATTGTTGTCCATGTTGTGTTACTCCACTACATACCTTAATATCTTGTTTATATTTTGTTTTATCTCGATGACGACACTTACTACATGTCCCATATTCTATTCCATTTTCAATAAAATCACTAATAGGACACATCTGCTTATGACCTGTACACATTTTCATATCCCCTTCTTCCATTTCTTCATATTTTTGATGACGTTTACAATAATTAGAACCTTCTAGAGCATTCCATGAACATGGTTGTCCTTTCTGATTAATCGCTTTACATGGTATTCCTCTATGATCATAACAATATTTATGATCATCTTTCCATATGGCTCTATGATCTGATTTAGGACATATCTTGAAAAATTGAAGATCTTCCTCATTGATGTTTGGAAACCTACTATAATGAATAGCACACATACCATTCTTTTTAATAGTTTTTCCACATAGTTCCCCATTTTTATCAACTAGTTTACATCCATCGTTTGTTTTTTCCTTTTTACTCATTATGTTTTGCTGTTTATTAACATAATTGATTAAATTGTGATTTCTTTATATAAATTATTTCAATTTTTTGATATAAAGAAATTATTATTTTAATGAAAAATTAAAATAATAACATGTTGTAAAATATTATATTACCATCAAAAAACATAAATAATAAAAAAATAAGAAAAAATATCACAAACAAAATATGTCCAATTTTACAAGAAATCATCAAATATAAACAATCATATATGACATGTTCAAATTGTAATAATAATTTTGATAAAGATGCGCTGACTAAATGGTGTAAACATAATGATACATGTCCATGTTGTAGAAGTCAATGGACTGACTATACGGAATATATTAATGACATTGATATTTTTAAAGTGTACAAAAATATTAAATCACTTAAATACCATAAAAATGATGATTTATTTAAATTGCGATATAATCAACAATTATTTGATTATAAACCACCTGTTAAGGTATTTAATAAGAAAAATAAACATTTTACAAATAGAAGATAATTTCTAACATTCATATATAAAAAATAACTAATTATAAATACTAAAATGGATACAATTTACTATGTTAAATTTGAAATAAATTGATATCCATTAATCGAATAATCCATTTTGTTAAATTGTTTGTAACCGTCAATAAATATTATAAACATAAATTATTTCAATTTTGTTACAGATATAATTTATCTATTATCATTATATAGAGAACAATTATGTCATTTATTGATAAATACAATAACGTAAATGTATTAAAAGATAATACATGGTTTAAATATCTTAGAATTAGCAAAAGATCATTACATGGTACCAAAGTTGTAGATAATAGTATGAATGATTGTCCGTTTTCCATTTTAGGATTAAATGAAGAGGAAAAAAAACACGTTGATAAGTATTATGATAAAAAATTAAACATTGCTGAAATACCTTTATATTTTGATCAACTTAAATATTCAACTAAATATTTAAAGATGGCAAATAGAAAGACTAACTATACAAGAAATAGATGTAGCGTTATTCATTATGGTCAACGAAAATTATTAATGACTGAAGTATATTTCTTATCAAAATATAAATTACAATATTTACCACCATTAAAAAACATTATATATACCAAAGAAGATGTTCCAACTGATAAAAGTATACCTATAATATTATATATGGGTTCAGCACCAGGAATTCATTTAAAATTGTTATGTAAATTATTTAAAGGGGTTGTTTATCATCTATACGATAAAACACCATTCGATAAAACATTTACAACTTCAAAATCTAAAAACGTATTTATTTATAACACATTATTTTTAGATGAAGAAGAAAAAAAATATGTAAAACTTAGCAAAAAAGGATATAAAATCTATATTATTAGCGATATTCGTTCATTTGATGGAATTCGAGAAGAGAAAATTGTCGGAATAAATCAAGATATGCAAAATCATTGGATCACTCATATAAATCCAATAGCAAGTATGGTAAAATTTAGAGCATTATATGAATCAGATAGTATAACATATTTAGATGGAAAAATATTATTACAGCCATGGGTTGGTTTTACATCAACTGAAACCCGTTTAATAATAAATAAACCTAATGATGGTGAAAATTATAAATATATAACAATTTCTACTCGTGATTTTGAAGAGAAAATGGCATATTATAATAATTTAATAAGAACATATTCATATTATAAACACCCTTTAACTTGTTCTGGATTTTATTATTATGATGAACACGAATTACCAATAAATAAATCAGCAATTGGATTAGATCATTGTATATCGTGCACATTAGAAAGTATAATATGGAGTATGTATTATGGATATGATATAGATAAGTTTGGAGAAGATATTAATGATTTCATGAAAGCTAATGAGAAAAAGATACTCAAAATGATTAACATCGCTACTTTAATTATACATAGACCATTAAATGTTAATTGTCATGGATTACTTCCAGGATTAACAACAAAACAAAAATACGATTATTTTTCTGATTTTTCAAATAAAAAAAAGAAATTATTTTTAGAACGATATAATAAAAAAGAATCAACGAAACATAAAACAAACGAATATGAATTATATTAAAAATTGAAAAATGAATTCAATATAAGTACTTATTATATTGAATTTAGAATAATGGATCACACATATTCAACTGATTTAGAAGAATTAATTAATATTATGAGTAGTGTATTATTAGAAGAATATCGTTCATCTAATGACAAACCATTTACAAATATGTATCGTTCGTTGTTTCAACAATTAAATAGAAGATCTTATATAGATACATCAATATCAAATCTTGATATTAATCGTTTAGGTGGTAGATTATTATTAATTCCAAAGTTTGATATCAATTTTAATGAAAAAAAAGAAGAACGGATAATTATAAAAGCTATCACTGGAAATAATATATGTCCTATATTACAAACGGAAATAAAGGTAAATGAACTATATATGATATGTTCTATTTGTAAATGTAATTTCATTAAAAATACACTTATAGTATGGTTAAATGGATATGAAAATTGTCCTCATTGTAGATCCAAATGGGACAATTATAATGTTTATAAAAACATAGCGCAATCAAATGAAATTATAACAATCGACGATATTATTAAAATTGAATCAGTCCAAGAAACACAATCGTTTAAATATTATCATCAATTACAATTATATATATTTAGACCTATTTATATGTATAACAATAATTATATGAAATGCTGTTTATGTAGAAAAATTTTTGATAATATCTCTTTACAACAATCGTTAAGAAGATCTAATATATGTCCATGGTGTAAAAAACAATGGATAGATAAAACAATATATATCAGTGTTAATTGTTCCTTCAATCAATTAATAAATGAATATAATTGTAAATATAAATCTATCCAAACACCTAAATATGCGTTTATGTTAGAACTACCTAGAGGAAAATATGATTATAAATATTCAAGAAATCAGAGATATATCAATATGATGAAAATATCAGCATATGATATGTATGGATTTGCTCGAAATCAAATAAATATTTAACATAAATTAAAAATAACTAGTCGTTTACTTCATAATTACAAAATAATATATTCAAATATTTAGCATCATTTTTGTCAACTTCTGAAATGTTAACATTCTTATAATCTCCGTTAGATTTTCATTCATATATATTACTTATTGACTTTTGTATATATTTTTGTAGGTCATTTTTTGATCATGAATTTTTGATTTGATTTTTCGAAAATAATA